TTAATTTGCTCGCCGTCTGCGAATGTATATGCGGTCTTATCCTGAGTCGAAAACTGTAGCCAAGTGTTATTTTTCGGAATGGCAAATTTAAAGAGCTTGCCAAGGTTTGAAATACCGATACAAAAAACATTGTCCTCGGAAATACATTTGTACGGCAAATCAATCAGCGGACACATGCTATTGCCGCTAAGAGATACTGCGTTCATTTTGACCGTTGCACTGACGATTACGATGTCACCAATCGTCTTATATGTACAGTTTGCACTTTTGATTTTATCGGTGACGGTTGAATACGGTGTGAGTGTTGATGTACCACTTTCAATATTTGACGAATCGTATTTAGTCGCCAAGGCGGTTTTATCGGCTTTAACAAGCAGAGCGTTGTAAACTGCTCCGCTTGTGAGGTAACACGGGCTGTTCTGTTTTGGTTCGTTGTCAAACGGCATTGAATTGAGCTTTTGGGCAAGTTTTTGGTCTGTTTTTTCCTTCGTATATGCGTCCGTAATTCCGTAGCCTGCAAGAGTGCTGGCTTTATCTGCTTTGTTTGCAAGATTTGTGTCAACCGTATCAAGCCTTGCTCCAAGCGAATTAGAACTGCCTCTTGCTGTGGTTATTTCGGTTTCAAGTGCAATTGCTCCGTCTGTAGCCCGTTCAATCCCCTCGTCCATATGATTGAGGTTGTCGGCATTGAGGGGCGGAGCAGAGCCGTTCACAAAGACAATTTTATTGTATTTGTTCATTTTCTTTTACTTCCTTTCCTAATCGTTTTTCGCCCTTTGATGTGAGGGCAGTTATAAATCCGTCCATTTTCTTATTGAACACAAATGTTTCGATTGTCGGCAAATCTTCAAACGGAGTTTTAATTGTGTACTTATCGCCTGCCTCAAGCCACCAATACGAAAACAGCTTAATTTTTGTCGGGCGGTATTTATATACATCACCAAAAAAATTAACAGAATTATATTTTGTGCCGATATCACTTGCTGTTGTTCTGCACCTCATCAAAATGTTATCGGAAACATACCACGAAAAATCGTTACTGTTGCCATACAAAAACGCTTTTTTATCAGCAAACTTAGCACTGTACATACGGATAGGCTCAAGTTCGTAATCTTCAAAGGATAAATCTTTGTACGAATCGATTGTTTCAACGGAAGATTGAGAATACAGCCTTTTAAAACGCATTTTTCCGTCGGCATCTATAACGGCAAAGCTCAAAGTTAATTCTGCATAAGCTTGGATTAAATCTGACAAGGTAATGTCCTTTATAACCTTTTCCACGCAGGTATCATCAAATTTCAGCGATACACTAAAGATAGATAAGCTCGGCGGTGAAACCCCTGTAATTGCATAATCTTTGGCAAATTCTGCGATTATTGAATAAAAGCTCTTAAAATTATCGTCTTTTTGATAGTGCGCATAACCATAGTTCTCTTTGCCTCCAAACCACAAAGACATATCCACCTTTGACATATCATAAAAAGCGTCATAGGCTGTGATTTTGACGATGTTACGCTGTTTTTTATCTCTTTGAGCCGACTGAATTTTACCGTAGAAAGCAGGACATTCAACCGTTCCTGTTTCGGCAGGACAAATAAGAGTATTTGACGGGTACAAATCATCTGACGGATACAGCTCCGATTCAAGATATGTTGCCGTTATGATGACCTGTACCGTCTTTCCTATCAAAGCCGAGCAATCATAATCAATGAGTTTCACGCTCATTTCAGAGGCTATGCAACCGCCGAATTTCAATTCTTTTTCAACGATTTCATTTTCAAGCGAAAAGCTGTCAAGCACGATACTTTCACCTGTTATATCCTCAAAACTACCGTCAGGAGAATGCAGGGCAACGGTGTTGTAAAGTGTGTTTGTTTTCAGCTTATCAGCAATTTCTTTAGATACAAGCATTTTTAAGAATCACCCCTTAATACTCAATCAGCTCAATAGTAATCGGCTGATAGGTTATATCATTCTTTTCGGCATTCATTACGGTATATTCAATATCAGGAATATAAAAATAAGAGGTGTAATAGCTGTTCGTTTCATCGTTCCAATAAGTTACCCTGCACTTCCTCTGTAACTTATTCGCCATTGAGAGGTTGATAATCGACTGAAAATCAATCTTTTCGTCAAGATGAAGAATGTGAGTTGAAAACGAAATTTTTGTTTTGTAATTTGGCAGCGTTGCCCTTTGAAGCGTACCGTTCTGATCTCGTTCCGCAGAAGTTTCAAGTCGCTGATTCGGAGTTGACGAAAATGCGGTAATGTACTTATTCGGCATTATGTTGTTGCCGAATTTAAGCAAATAACCGTTATAATTTGACATATCATTCCCCCTTTATGCAAATGCGGATTTACCGTTGTGTCTGCGTCTGTAAAGCTCATCCTGCCTTATCATTTCTTCAAAAAGCGTTGAACCCTCAAGCTCGGCAGTAAACGAATAAGTGTTGCCGCCGTTGTTGCGGAAGATAATGAACATTTCATAAATGCGTTTAAGCAGGTCAAGAATTTGTGTGAGAATCACGGTATCCTGACCGCCCGAATTGTCGAGCATACCCTGCAACTTGTTGAGCGGAGAAATAACCTCAGGGTTACCGCTGTTAGCGCCTGCGTTATCGCCGACAACAGCAAGTGTCGGAGCTTTAACAATACCGCCTTTTGCAAATTTTCGTGCAGGTGATTCTGTGGGTTCTTCAAATCTCGGAATGAGAGGCGGATTTTCAGGCATTGAAAAGCTCCAATCCTGCCCGATGACAGAACCAATTGCCCCTGCAATTCCGCCGATTGCATTGATAACACCGGAAACAAAGTTATAAATACCCGTCCACAAGCCGTTAATACCGTCAATGATAGCATTTACAATAAATCTAAACACGGCACAAATACCATCCCAAATACCTTTGAAAAAGTCGTAAATACCTTGCCAAGCTTTTTTCCAATCTCCCGAAAAAACACCTGTGATAAAGTCAATAAGACCGCCGAATGTTTTCTGTATAGAGGTAACCAACCCACCGATAAATGTAAACACATTATCAAACACCCTTTTTACGGCATTGAAAACATTCTGAAATATAGGTCCCCAAAAACTGACAAGCCAGTTTACAAACGGTGACAGGAAGTTATTCCACACGGTTGAAACACAGTCTGCAACCTTGCCGAAGAAGTTTATTGCACCTTCAAAAACAGGCTTCAGCCAATTTTCCCACGCTGATTTTACGATTGCTACGATAAAATCCCACGCAGGCTTAATCCATTGATTGTAAACATTCATCAGGGTTGTGCCGATATTGGTAAACATATTGCAGATATTCTGAAAAATCTGCTGTCCGTTGCCGTTCCACCAATTACTGATAATTGTTCCGATATCTCCGAAAATCTGACCGATAAAGTTAAACACATCTGCAAACTGCAATTGTAAATTTTCGAGAAATTCAGTGATTGTTGCACCGTCATTTTCAGTCCATTCAACAAGGCTTTCGGTTGCAGTTGAAAACGCACCCGAAACAACTTCGCCGACTGAGCCAGCAAAGGTTGTAAGACCGCTTAAAAGATTGGAAATTGATTCTTCCATTTGAGGGCGAACATTGTCAATTGCATTGCCTGCAAGTGTTCCGAAATTATCAAAAAAGGTTGAAAGGTTGTTATAGCCGTTTGTAAGATTGTTACCTATGGTGTCGATAAAGCCGATAATCTTTTCCCTGTCTTTTGAAATCCACTTAGCAACACCGCCTGAAATGGTCTGAAACGACTTTCCGCCGATTGTCGCAACCGCTCCGAATGCAGAGCCGATTGCCCCGAGTTTTGCAGAACCGACCTTTTGCATTGTGCCGAATGCCTTTTGAACTATGGGAACAGCATTATCAAAAACGGTCTTGCAGTTCTTGCCTATAGCTAACCAATCAACCTTGTTAATACCTTTCTGTACATTATCGACAAAACCTTTAAACCCGCTTTTTTCGTATAGATTTTTGAATGCACCCGAAAGATTTTTGCTTGTGTCCTTGACAACATTCTTTGCAACAGCTCCGCCCGATGAACCGCCTGAAGAGCTTTTTGATGAGGAGGTGTCTGACTTTGAAGATGAGCTGTCAGAGCTTGAAAGCACATTCAGCTTATCAAAGCCCGCAACACTTCTCTTTGCTTTTTCGGAACTTTTCTGAACATTATCAAGTGACTTTGAACTGTCATCTGCCGTATCCGTAAGGCTTTTGGCAGAATCGGACGCAGATTTGATATTGCTTGCGGTGTTATTGCCTGTATCCCAGCCGAAGACCTTTGAAAGCGATTCAACCGCACCTTTGGCATATTCCGTTAAAGTCGCAAGTGCGGAACTCAACCGCTTTACAACCTGAGTTGCCACCTGAAGAATAGGCTGACCGACTACGGCAAGGAGCTGTTTCCAGCTTTCTCTGAGGTTGCCCGTTACATTCTCCCAACCGTCTGCTTCACGGCTTGCCTGTCCCATAGCACCCGAAAGCTGATTAGCGTCCTTGACCATTTGCAAAAGCGTGAGCTGTTTCTGCGATTCCGACAAATCCGTAAATGACTTGCCATACAGCTTATTAGCCGCCGCATTTCGTGTGGTTTCAGTACAGGACAAACCGAGTGCGGCATCATTTTCAAAGTTGCCTTTAAGAAACGATTTCAGGCTTTCTGCGGTGTCTTCAAGCGAACGGTCGTAATATGCGGCACTGTCGGCTGTTACCTGTAAAGCCTCCTGCATCATACCCAAAGCACTTGAACTGTCCATACCCGTAGTTTTTGCAAAGGCATAAATGCTTGTGCCGACACCTTGTAATCGGGTTTCAAGAATACCGCTTTGATCGGCAACGCTCTGAATGGCTGATTCTGCCTGCGACTGCATTGTGCCGAAAGTCTGCTCAAACTGTGAATTTGCCGCATTGACTTCCGCAGCCGATTCAATGCACTGCTGACCGAACTCCTTGATTTTGGCAACGGAAAGGGCGGCAACCACAACTGTACCGATTTTCTTAAACGAGGATGAAACCGAATTGCTTAACTGCTCACCGCTGCCTTTGATGTTTGAAAACTCTTTCTCGGTTTTCTGAGAAACGCCCTCCGCAACCTTTGAAAAGGACTGTTTCATATCCGTGCTTACATTTTCAAAATCTTTTGAAAGACTTGAAAATGCCGAATCAAACTTTTTTGTAATTGAATCGGAAATCTTATGCAATGTTTTGGAAATATCATCACCCGTAAGCCTGACATCAAGCTCAATTTCACCCGCCTTTGTCGCCATATTCACCACTTCCTTTCATTTTAGATTTTTTAAAAACAGGCATAAAAACAGCGCACACCGTTATGATGTACGCTAATAAAATATTTGCAAAAGAACAGCCACCCCATTTGGAGTGGCTTTTTGTTTTATTTGTTGAGTTCGTAGTATTTGATGTCGATTTTCGGAAGTGACACATTGTTGCCCATTACGGTTTCATATGTATAGTCGCCGTCACAAGTTCCCCAGAATGTGATTACATCATCTTCAAGGAGTTTGTCCGCGCCGTCAGGAATTTCTACTGTTGCGTAGATTGTATCAGTCCACAATGGTTCATCAAGATACTCATTTTCTTCTTTGGTTATATTGATTCTCAGGTCAACCGAATCGCCCCAGCCTTCCTGAACCTGAATAATCTGACCTTCAAACTTGTAGTCATTACCTTTGTACTTGTCAGGGTTTCTTGAAAGAGTTTTAAAGTCGATTGTTTTGCAACCGTCTTTAAATTCTTTTTCAACCTTCTTCGGGTCTTTAGTAGGCTTTTCTGTTGCAACTTCTTTTGTGGTCGGTGCTTCTGTTGCTTTTTCAGTTGCTTTTTCTGAACTCTGATTTGCAACAGTAGTTTCCTGCTTTGATTTGTTTGAACCGCTGTTACCGTTAATTGCACCGTTTACACCGCCAACAATCATAATAGCAACAACGATAATAACCCAAAAATACCAACGCTTGTAAATTTTCTTCTTCGCATTTGCAGGATTTACGGTTGCCGAGGTTGAATCGTTTCCGCCAAAGCCTGCACCGCACTTGTCGCAAAATTTTGCATCGTCCTTTAATTCGTTTCCGCAATGTGGACATTTCATAAACATACACTCTCCTTAATAAATTTGTTAGTGTATGTTACATTTTATCACTATGTATTAACATTGTCAAGAATTTTGTAGATACAGCGAAAATTATGTACAAATTTACAGATTGGCGAAGAAGTTTTGAAATTCTGCAAGAACGGTGTTCATATCTTCGTCTGAATAGTGCTTTGCATTCCTTGACCGCCACTTGTTACGGATTTTGTGCTGTGACGAAGTAAAGTTTTTCAAGACCTCTTTGTCGGTTTCAAGGCGAATTTGAACCGTTCTTGCAAGCGGTGTTTCGGGCCCTAAGCCTTGCAGAAGTGAGCAGAACTCATTCCAACTCATTTTTGCAAAATCCTTTGAATAAATACTGACCCCGTACTCCGAGCGAAAGCTCGACACGATTAAATCAAAGTCATCAATCAGGTCGTAGCCGGGGTCTGAGCTTCCCCCTCGTCAGTCAAATCGCCTGTTGCAATTTTGGCGGATTCGCTGATAAGGGCGTTGAAATCGTGCATATTCAGCTTTAACTTTTCAATCTTTTCTCTCTCGGATTCATCAAAAAGAAGATGATACATTTCGATAACATCTTTGCTTTTACCGTTGCCGTCCTCAAAAAGTGCCGCAACTTTGAGCATTGAAACTGCGTCATTGTTGATTGCAAGGTCAACATTTTTAACTCTGACGCTCGGCTTTTCCTCAAAATTAAGCTTGTCTGTAATATCAATTAACTTTGACATAATCGTTCATTCCTTTCGTTTTTTAAGCGGCTGCTGTATATACGGGCTTGCCGTTTGACATAACTTCAAATTCAAGCGGAGCAACACCCGTGCTTGCGCCTGCACCGTTTGATGTAACGGATACAACTGCATTTTTAAAGAGGACGGTTGAGCCGTCGGGGAAAGTCCACATAAACGGAACTTCTACCTTTCTGCCGTTTTCAAATGACAATGCGGCAATCTGGTCGTTACCTGCGTCACCGATTGTACGCTTACCCTTTACCGAAATTGTGATTGACTTAGCAGTCATAAGCCTTGACTTCCAGCCCTCGTTTTCAAAGGCTGTCCATTCCTCGACACCGTTGTCAAATGCAACGGAAAATTCTTCGCAGTTAGCAATATTTGTCGTGGCGGATTCTGTTCCTGTCTTGCCAACCGCAAACTGATTTTCATAGCACGGGAATACTCCCGATTCAACCTTTGCCATAAAATTACTTCCTTTCGTAATAAAATTTAACTTCAATGACCTGCTCATACACACCCTTGTCATCTGTTCCCACATCAATGGGTTCTTCCGTGAGCAGTTCGATTATATAGATTTTGTGTTCCTTAATTTCAACATTTTTAATGCCGTAAAGCGTTTCGTAAAGTCTGCGTGCAAACTCCTCGGTTTCTCTTGCGTTGTCGGTGTAATGGATAAGCAAAGACACGCTTATTGTATCGTAGGTACTTTCACCGCCGATTGCCCTTGTGGGTGTTCCCGACTGCTTTAATGAATACACACCTATTGACTTATCCTGCTTGTTGTCGAGCTTGCCGATGTAATAATGCTCGGCTGAGGTAACGCTTTTGAGCCAATCTCTGATGTCCGATAAGTAAATCAAAGTCCTGTATTTCTCCTATATATTTTAGTGAATGTTTGACTGCAAAAATTCTGCCTTGTTCCACCTTTGAGCCAATATCGAAACCATTTACCGCCTGCACTTTTGTTCGCACCGTGTTTTTTACCCTCGGAATCCGTCCACACTTCTCTGTGAAAATTATACTCGGGGTGAAAATACAACCGCCTTGCATACGGAGTATCTGACACAATTTTAACTACCCCATTTGCACTTTGTGAATAATCAACAGCGGTACTATCGTTTTGAAGTATGCTTGTATCAAACGGCATTACCTGTGCGTTTTTCACCTGTGTAAGAAGTGCGTCACCTGTCTGTTCAAGAGCCTGTTGCTTTGCCTTGTCAAGCTGTTTTACAACAGGCATGTTGAGTTTGATTTTTGATGATACCGAAAATCCCATTAAATCACATCCAATTCCGTAAAATTAACTGTACCGTCAGGGTTGCGGTGTTTAATGCTCTGCACAATATTTCTCTTTACGCCGTCAAGGATTACAAAGCCACCACTTAAATTTGGGCTGTCGGGGACAATATCGCCGTCAAAAAGCAAGACAGCCGACGCCTGAACAATTTTCTGTTCTTTGGTATAGACTGTCTTTGCCTTTGACTGCATATTACACAAGGCAGAGCCACCGTGCAGGGTTGCTGACGGGTACAAGCTGTCGGAGGGATACAGATTTTTGCATTCAAACACGGTCAGGGGTGCTCCGTCTTCGGTAACACCCTCACCATAGATTGTGACCTCGACAGGAGTTTTGCAGAACTGCTTTTTTACAAGTGACGGAAATTTCACGGTTTTCACGCACCTTTCAGATTGCAGGATAACAAAGTCCTGTTGATTTTAGCAACGCATAGAGGTCGGCAGGAATTGCCACTCCGCTGATACACATTAAGTTCCAGCTTGCACCAAATTCCATTGATGTGCCGTTGATTGAATAGCTTTTCAGATAGGAAGAAATCATATCGGCATTTTCTTCTTCAAAAGCAGTAAGTCTGCTATGCACTCTGCTGATGATTCTCTTCTGCATTTCCGAAAGTTTTTCAAAATCAATGCGGTTAAAAGTCAGAACGTCAATGTGTTCGGCAGAGATAATGCTGTTTTCATCTCCGCCCTGATGTTCAATGTAATCCGCAAACATAGATTTACTCCTTTGTGTCTGATTTGATATTCTCTTTAAGTTTTTTGTTTTCGGCTTTGAGCTTTGAATTTTCTTTCTTCAAAGTATTGTAATCATCAACAGAAATTTTCTTGCCTAAGCCGTATTCTTTGATTTCACCATTGTCGTCCTGAATATCATAACCACGAGATACATAAGTCTTAGCTTCCTCATCTGTATTGACTGTATATGACTTATTGTCTTTAATTGCTTTCATTTTTGCTCACCTCGCTTTAAGCCTCTGCGTGAATGATTACGCCCTGCTTCATAAGTTCATCAATGGCAAAAGTACCATTGACTTTTCTGTTCTGATATATATAATTATCAGCTGTTCGGCTGTCAGAACGCGGAGTATAGACATTGATATATGAATACTTAACTCTTGATACCTGTGCTTCTGGGTCAATAAGAATATAGTCAATCTGCTTAGCTGAGCTGTCAGCAACACAACCGTTTGTAAAATCAAACAAAGACTTCATTCTTGAGCTTGGCACTTCTACAATCTTATCAATATCATCAACGGAACGAACACGGCGGTCAATGCCCTTTGCGGAACTGATTTCAAGTGTTCTCTGAATACCCTCTGCATTCTTCAAAAGCTTTTTGTACTGTGGTGTCGCATAAAGAATAACCCTGTCGAGCGGTACACCTGCTTCGGCAAAAGCCTCAAGGTTATCATCAAAATCTGCAAGCACATTCGCCGCAGTTAATGCAGTAGTTTTTACTGTTGCACCAACTCGCTTAGCTTCTGTATAAATCTTGCTGTAAGTATAACAGTCGAGTTCAGGTATAGCCTGTGTTTTTTCAAAGCGTGTCTGAATATTTGCGATAGTTACTACCATATTTGTTTCGTCAACATCAATAGGGTCGATAGCAAACTCAATATCTCTGTCGTGGTCAAGGGTTTTGGTTTCGTAACCGTTTGAATATGTACCCGAATTAAAACCGCCTGCACCTCGTGTATGGTCTTTATAACCGCTGACCGAGAGTTTCGGGATTTTAATATCCTTACCGTTGATAATCTGAATGTCAGAGTTTGATTGGTAAAGGTCATCACAAGTAAGGGCTTGACCGTACAATTCTCTTAAAACATTACTGAAAATAGTTGCGTATTCTAATACTGCCATAATTATTTACCTCTTTTCTTACTTTTTCAATTTGATGCCGAAAATTCCTCTTAAGGCATCTTCTGTTAAATTTTTGTCGCTGTTGCCGTCACCGCCGATTTTCTTAACTCCTGTGCCGTTCTCGGCAGGTTTGCCCTTGAGTGCGGGGATATCGTCAAGCACCTTTTTAACAGCCTCTGTCAGCTTTTCCGCATTGATTTTGCCGTCTGTAACCGCTCCTGAAAAATCTGCCATTTTCAGCACATAAGGCACGGTTGCAATGTCAACGCCCTGCTTAACCGCCTCAAGGGTTGCAGACTGGTTGACTTCTGCCATAAGTTTTGCGTTGTTTGCAGATTCAACTTCCGACTGCATTTTTGCAAAGTCGGGAGTGTTCTTGGCTTTCTGCTTTTTAAAAGCACCGATAGCCTCTTTCATCTCATCGGCTGACAATCCCTGCTCCTTAAAATATGACTTCAAAACGGTGTCCTCTGTCACGCTCTGTTTGCCTGTAATAAGGCTTGCGAGCTTGTCATAATCAAAGGCAGGAGCGTTTTCCTGCGGTGTTCCCTGCGGGGCAGGTGTCGGTTCATTGGGGGTTGGTGTTGGATTTGGTTCTGCCATTTTTTCATATCCTTTCAGTTTTTCGGGTGTCTCCCGTAATCAGTTTATAGAGTGTCTCTCTGTTTCAGTTTTGCACGGTGTCTCCCGTAGTTTAATGTCTTCGGACAATAAAAAAGCACCTTACATATTCGTAAAGTGCTTAATCCGCTTTTTCTGCTTTTTCTGTTTTAACTGCTTTGGCTCTCGGCTTTTTGGGAGCGTCAGGCTTGACCTCTTCTGCAAAACCGCCGTCAATGAGTTCCTTTGCTCTCTGCTCGGAGCATTCAAAAACTTCATTCACAGGGCGGGTTACATAGCCGTTCTGTTTATCATTAAATGCTGTTGTTACCCTGATTTTCATTCTGTCACCACCTTTCTAAACCGGTCGAAATCGACGGGTTTAAATGCAATAAAAAAGCACTCTGATTTCTCAAAGTGCTGATTTGATGTATTAAGTTTTTCAGTCTGGAACAATAATCATATGTCGACCTGTTTTTTTGAAATAATCATTGTCAAGTTTTTTTACTTCATCTTTTATCTCTATAGGAGCGTCATCATTAATTATTCTTTTTCCTCTGACAAGGTGAGAATACTTCATATATTTAAAAAAAGAATCCGTCAAACTAATCAACTCCTCGAATTATTCTTGCCACTCGCTTTGAAGTTGCCCTTGCTTTTTTTGTCATACTTTCAGCTATACATTCGGAAATGAACTCGTCAAGTGTTGTAAATCCATATAAAGAAACATCTTCAGGATTTACTTCTTCCATTATGTCTATGATTTTCTCAAGTTTATCATCCCACAATGGGTCATTCAACTTATGTTCAAGCTGTATTGCGTGACCTATTTCGTGTCTAAAAGTATGCAAAGGATGTGCCGAAGACCATTCACCTGATTTTTTCATTTTTTGGGCTTTTTGTTCTTGTTCAGACAACGCATTTTTCTTGTTGGCAAATCTCAATAATAGCTCTCCGGAATTATCATAAAATGCACCATAGTCTGTTGAATTTTTAGAATTAAGTATGCCAACTCTTGAAATGGTTGTTACTTTACCGAATTTCTTTTGCATATTTTCAAGTTCGTTATTAAAAGTTTCCTGAACTTCTTTTGTAACGCCCTTTTCAAATTCTATTATACCACTATTTATGGAATTTTCAACATCTGTTTTTGCTTTTTCGGCATTGATTTCAGATTTTTCCTTTTTCGTGATTGATTCACTGTCTGATATTTTATGAATATAATCCTCTTTTTGCTCCGCCAACTTATCCGCCCTATCGTGCCACTCATCGGCTCGTTTTTGGGCAATGCGTTTGTTGTCATCGTCAAGGCTGTATTCAGCTCGGCGGTCAAAGCGTTGCGCCTGCCGTTCTGCATACTGCTGTTTTTCTTCAAGCCGTTCTCTACGGTCCATTTCTGCCTCTTCTTCGGGGGTGACAGGTTCGAGTGTCGTTATTTCCTCGTAATATGTACTTGTGCTGTCTTTACATCTCGGATGAAACAAACCGTTTTTGATTGCGGTTGAGAGAAGCGGATAGTTTCCGTCTGACTTTTTGCCGTTTGAATAAACATCGTCAATAAACACCTTGCCGATATATTTTGCACAATCGGGGCAACCGCCCTGTCTTGAGTTCACAACAACGAGGGATACTCCCCATTCGGCTCGCTTTTCGCCCTCACCACGCAGATAGGCCCTTTTGTTGGCTGTTTTAACCGCCATATCCGCATAATCCGAGAGCGTATGCCTTGCACCGTTTTTGTATTCCACACAATTAAGACCTGCGTTGAGCATATCTTTGCAAGCTATATCAACGGCTTTTTCGTATGTAACCGCACCCGTGTTCATTGCAACCTGTGCGTTAAAAATAGCCTTGCGGTACTTGTCGTTGCTCATACGCAAAACTGCCGTTTCTGCCCTCTTTAAATCGTCTATGGTCGATTTTATGAGTGCGTCAAGTTTACGGTCATTCACCTTAAAAAACTCGGCTGTGCTGTGTGCTGACGGCTTTTTCGGGGCTTTGAAACCGTCCTTGACAGCTTCAAGAATTTCTGCCTCCTGACTTGCATTTCCGTCAGCTTTGGCGGTGCGAATCATCTCTTCAACCTTGCTGTTAATGGTTTTGAAACACTTGCCGAATTTCTTTGCGTTGTGCTTACGGTACTCTTCAAGACTTTTGAGCTGTTCAGCCTGCCATTGTGTCCAGTTGTAACCCTCTTTAGTTTCTTCGGCTCTGTGACGGCTGAAATTGCGCATCATGCTGTCAATCAGTTCATCTTCGATTTTTTCAAAGGCTTCTCTGATATTGTAATCACTCATTGTTTACCTGTGTATCGTTCTGTTCGGGATTGCTTTCGGTTTTTTCTGCATTATTTTCCGCATTTTCTTCATCATCTGCGTTATTGTTAGGTTCTTCTGTGTCGGTAAGGTCAACATCGTCAAGCTCCGATTTTTCTTCCTCGCCTGCAATACCCTGTTCCTCTTTAATTCTCTGCACCTCTTCGGCTTTCCAATCCTCAGACTTGCTGTCGCCGTAAAGCTCATCAACCGAGGTTTCAACTGACATCAAACCGCCCTGTCTTGCTTTTGACACGGTTTCAACCTGACTTTCAAAGCTCGGATTTGCATATTCGCCGAAGTTTACAGACACTTCCAAGCCCTCAACAATACCCTTGCCGTTAAGCTCACTATCGGCATTAAGTACGGCAAGGACAAGGCTCTGTAAGGCATTTTGAGTAATCTTGATAAGATTTTGCCTTGTGTATAAAGTTGTTTTCTCTTTCTCCCTCTGTGCCTCTGCATTGTCGAGTTTTTTCGTATCAATACCGAGGGTTGACGGAGAAATAACCCCCTGTAAGCAGAGGTCGAGGGCAGTAATGTATGAACTCAAATAGCTTTCGTGCTGAATCTGCGGACTTTCGGTGTAAATCCTGTTGCCGTTGCCGTTTTCAGACATATCGTTGCCCACGGTGATAAATCGGTTGTCAAACGGATTTGGCGACATCGGCTGACAGGTTTCGGGATTTCTCGGAACAAGGCAATCAGGCACATACTGCTTTGTTCGGCAGGCTCTGAGTGCGTCCATCCACTGTGACCACACTTCATCAAGGCTGTCGAAAGCGTCTGTTTTTATGCCGATAATGCCCGCACCTCTGCCCTTGTGGCACGATTTGCCGTAAAGGACAGGTACAGCCCACATATATGATTCGTCAAATGTAACGCCCTTTGAATCAATCCACGAAAGAGCGTCAACCGTGTGCAGGTCAATCTCTTTGCCGTTGTCATCATACAAAGCATAGTGAATATAGCCGTAACCGTATGTTTCTTCAAAACGGTAACGGCGGTGTTTTTGCGTGTAATCGGTGTAAAACTTAACCTCTCGGATTCTGCCACGCACATATGTAAAGTCGATGTTTTCGGCAGGATACCATTCAACAATCGGAACATCTGATACAGCCGTATCAAAGCTGACCTTAAAAGCACCGTCACCAACAACACATAGGTCACGGAGCATTTGCTTAACCGTGTCGGATAGCTTGTTCTGCTTTTCAATGTCTTCCCAACGCTCTGCATAAGCGGTTGAATTTTTACTTGTAACATCTGTGCCGTTGTAGTCGGCAATTACGATATTCACAAACGTTTCGCAGATGAGTGCCGGCAAGCCCGTGTGTATTTTACGGATTTCAAGCCCCTTTGTGCTTTTTGCCGCCCAAAACATAGTTTTGTTTGTATCAATCTGCCTGTACAGCTCTGCAAGCTGTCTGCTGTTGCCCCAATACCAAATGCGATTGATAAAGCACTCGGTCAGATGATTGCTTGTTTCGGTGACGGTAATTGTTTTGTCGCTTGCAGGAGTAATCTGCAAAAAGTTTTTAATTCCCGATCTGATAGATTCAGCCATTCTGTTAATCAGCCCCATTTATTTCACTTCCAATAATATTTTTAAACGGCAGCCACGCATATTGACCGCTGTTAATGCAATGGTCGTGACCGTCCTCGGGTGTGTTGTCTTTATCCTCTCGCCAGCTGTAAATTTCAAACTCGGCAATCGTGTTTTTGCAATGGTCAAGCACAAAATAACAGTCAGTGGCAAGCCATCCGAGTACAAGATTGATTCGGTCGATAATCTTCGTTTTCTTCCATGCATTTGCAAAGTCATAAACACAGCCGTGCTGTCGCTTATACTTTTGAAATTCGGTAATAGTCGCTTGGTCGGCGCTGTCAATAAAAGCCGTGCGTACAAAGCCCCATTCATCACGGTTGCGGTCAAGAAAATCAATAAAATTCTTCACCGTGTCACTCGGGGCAATAGGTGTTTGCATTTCAGCGTTGTTATAAACTCTTTCATCAAGCTGAACACACTTGCCGTGATTGGTAATGCCGTAAAAAGTCATTGCGATAGTGTCAGGCGACTTCTGCGAATAGGCGGTATCAAGACCTGCGGTGAACTGAACAAAGTGTTCCGACTTGCGGTTACAGTTCAAAAACTTTCCTGCCCACTCTTTTGATTTGATATGTCTTGCCCTCTCAAAATTCGGGAACACAAGACCTGTTGCTCTGCCTCGCAAACCTAAGATTTTATTTTTATAGAGCTTTGTACCTTTCGGTGCAGAGTTCTTTTTCTTTTCAATCTGTTCGGGTGTAAAACTTAAATTGTCGGCAAAAGAAAAGAACCAATACCGCCAATTCGGTACAGGTTCTTCGGTAAGCTCCGCCGTAATCTCGGGAGGAACATCGTTTTCATATTTTTTAAAAGGACGGGAGCGGTTGACAAACTCCTTATACACAGGCAGGCTCGGATCATCGGGATTCAGCGTTGCAAGCATATAGTCATTACGGGTTGACATCTCTCGGATAAACTCGATATCGGCGGTGTTGATTTCGTCAATATAAACGCACCCAAACTGCGCACCGAGAACCATTTCCCATTTATCCCGACTGCTGTAACCGAGAATATAGATGATTTTGCCCTCAAACTTGATATGCGGCAGCTTGTAATCCTTGTCGCCGTTACCACAATAGACAGCGTTGCGGTGCAAGTCGAGAATACCGTTGTCCTGTTGAATTATAGTTTCCTCAGCCTTGCCCGTAGTTTTGGCGGCAATTGCGTGAAGCTTCTTCGGTGACTGCGACACCATTCGCATAAACTTAACGCCTGCTCCGACGGTAGTTTTGCCGGACGCTGTAGTTCCTTCAAGAAATTCAGCCGACACATTTGTTGTGTTGATAAAGTCGATATACTTTTGTGACAACGGGAATTTGTTACTCACTCAGTCCCTCACCACCCAACTGTCTGAACACATCGGATAGCTTTTCGGACTGCTCAACCTTTGCGTCAACCTTAACGGTGTATTCGCCCGTCATTTTATTAAGTGTATCAACTGCCTTTATGCGGTCGTTAGGTTCGTTTTCGTCATCTCTCGCAATATCAGAAAGTAGCACTTGTCTATCCTTTGCGGTCATTATGCGTTCGTCTTTAAGCTTTTCTGAAAGCTCTTTGATATAATTTGCGATTGTAGTATTTTGTAGTAATTTTGAAGCATTGGTATTAGCATATTTTGCGGAATATCCTGCCTTAACAGCACTCTCAGCGGCGTTACCGCTTTGTGCATAATATTCCGCAAACTTCCTCTGCCTTGCATTTAATTTGTCTTTCACGGTATCACCTCTCTTTGTCTGAAAATTCTAAAAATAAGCAAAAGAAAAGAGAGTACTAAATGCACTCTCCGTTAATCAGTATTAGGCGTTAAAGCATTAATTCTGTCATTCAATTCTATCAGTGTATTTTTCACATTTAGATAGTCTTTAGGTGTAAAAGATTTATCATTCCTACTATTAAGCATCACATTATTAGCTCTCGATAATCTTCGATAACAGGAAACAAGTAAATCGAGATTATCTGGATAATTACTCAATGCATCTTTGCATTCCATAACCAACCGTGCAAAACTACGATTATTGAGGCCACAATTTAATTCATCGCTAACATTTTGCGTATTAGAAAGCAGTCTTATTGAGTCTTCCATAGCATCTAACTTTGAATATATTGATTGCATCATAAGTCTAGCCAAAACAACCCCATCAATTTTGGAATTATCTACAGTTGCATTTTCTAAATTTGCTATACTCATTAACGAAAATGAATCATTTTCATAAGTCTCTTTTATCGCGTTAGCAATATCATTTTTTGCCTTCATAACATTTTCATACAATCTATCTTTCTTATAAAAAACAGTATTAATTCCTGCTACATCAAAAATTTTATCAGTAGCATCATCCTGTACCAAAACTACTTTTTTACCATAGGCTTGTCGAATTCCTAATTCATACATAACATTCGGATTTCTTGAACTTAAATCACAAATTGCCATATCACATTCAGCTAAATTTTTCAAAATTTTTTGCATTATCGAATCACATATTTGATTACTGTCTGCTCTTATAGGTTCAAATTCTGCCTCTTTGACAGCAGGAACAATTATCTGTTCGTATATTTTATCAAAATGACCTGTAGGATATTTTGGCTGGTCTGATATAGGCATTATAACAAAACAGGTTTTTGCCTTATTTTCTTCGCTCATATGCAACTCTCCTTAGTTGTAATATATCACTAATCTATCATATTATTTGACACAATTCAACAGATTTTACATTTTTCTGTAAACCGCACAATTAAGAAAGTAATAATTTGTATAAAATAACCACACGCAACACAAAACCGCCCTCGGGGTGAGAGCGGTCTGTGCAATTTTTATCTTAGGAGAGTTTCGCATATGTCCTGTTTGTCAAACTTTCATAATACCATTATACGCAGGGTAAGGGTGACATTCAATGACATTTCAAAATAATTTTACGAGAAATCGAACTTTTTTCGGAACGCCTGTAACGCTTCGCCGTGTAATCTCAGGGTATGCCTTACGCTCATTTCCATACTCTCGGCAATATCTTCCCACCTCTGACAATTTATGTAATACTCGGTCAAAATTGCAATGTAACGGTAATCGTCAAGTGCGTTGATTTTACTGCGGATTTCAGTTTTCAACCGCACAAGATTGTCAATTTCCCGATTGATTTCAGCCTGAAGGTCTGCAATCCTGTCAACAATCCGCATAGGGTCATTCACTCCTGATGTCTTAACAGGCTCGTTCTGCTTAACTGATACCTGTGCAATATTCAGCCTAAGTTTTGACAGCTCGTGTTCTTTCGTTCTGATTAACTTGTCTGAAACTCTGACCAAATATAAATAATCTTTAACCGTCAATCCGTATCACGCTCCTCAATAGGCTGATTCCAGCATTTAACGCAACTTATTTCACCGCAGTTTTCAAGGTCTTGAAGCCCAAGTATCGACGGACACATATTCATAGGCACGCCATTTTCACCAAGCTTAGCATTCGGATAGTTTTTCAACAGTTCTGTTAAATATGTTTTCTGTGGGTGTTCATTACTCCATTTCTGTACAATACTGATTGCCCTTTTCGGGTACTTATTTTCAATATTTGTGCAATCGTTACCGTGTCTTAAAGGGCAGTCGATACACTCCAAAATGCTTGCACACAGCCTCTCTTTTTCGGCAAAATAATTTGCAGTAATATTACAATCAATCATTTTCTTCACCTCTCAACGATTTGGCAATTCTTTGTTGGTTCTTGCAGATAAGGTCATTTATGTTGCAGAATAAATAATATGTCAACCCTCTTATCTCTTCTATATCATCTGTGACCATAATGCGATTGAGTTCACCGTCAATCATATCACGAGTGTTATTGATTTCCTGTCTGAGTTTCATTTCTATCATTCTCCTTTAATTTTTCGGTTATTCTTTTGGTTAAGCCGTTTTCGTTGGTTAGGCATTCTAAGGCTTGGAGGGCATTGATTACGGTTTGCTCGTTGGTTTGGGACTGATACATCTTACGGACGAAGTCGGCGCTTTTCTTTACATTATCCATAATTCTTTGTGAGAGCATACGGTATTCGTCTGCGTTGTCCCTATCACGCTTATACTCCGTTCTGAGCTTGTCCTGCCATTCAAGGCAGATGTTTATGTCCCAGCCTTTATGACGGTTGTTGTAGCCGACCTTTGCAAGCCTTGAAAAGTATTTGTATTCGGGCGGTGGAAAGGATGAGTAATCAAGCTGACCGTCAATTGCTTTATCCTCAAGCTGTTCAAACACCTGTGGATTTTTAAAATCATATTTTTTCATATTACCTCTTTCGGAGGGTAGTGGAAGGTTTGGGGCTATTTTAAAGAACCCTTTCTATATATGTAATATTAGTTTATTTTTCTTATACGAAAGGTTAGAAAAACCGTCAAACCCTCCACCACCCTCCACCTCAACATTCTTTAAAAAGTGAAATGCCGTTAAAAAAGTTATAGTTTTTGCCTCTTACCTTTTCAAATCGTTTGGCAAGCTCGGTGCTGAACTTGGTGTTTGACATACGATATTCATTGTTGCTTTCCGCCCAATCTGTATAGGCTGCATAGAGCGTGCTTGCCTGCACCGAACCCTCTAACACACATTTGTCCTCAATGAATGCCGAAATAACATCCATTTCCCGCCTGTACTCTCTCACGGTCTGAAGAACGGCAGACGGCATTTTTAAGCCCTCTTTCTGCCACAGAATACAGCCGTCAATGCACCATTTAAAAATTGCGGTCATTTCTGCCTTGAGCTTATGCGTAAGGTTCTTGTCAATCTTATCCTCGGGTATCTGAACATTGAACGGAATCATATGTATTCTTCGCCAAATGCCTGTATCCGTGCCTCTGATAATCGGTTTATGGTTTGTCGCCATCCACAGCTTGAACTCGGGCTTAAACTCAAACTCTTCACTGTACAGCTTTCTTGCCGTTACGGTATCGTCACCCGTAAGCTGTTTGAGAAGTCCCTCATTGAGCCTTACGCCCTCGTTCGGCTCAACAGAGGTAACGAGCCTTGCTCCCTTTAATCGTGCAATGTCGCTGTTTATAGCTCCGCTCTGAGAGTTTCTTACCATAATTGTTTCAGGCTGAATGTTTGCGGCATAATCGCCGAATACATCACGGATAACATCAATGAATGTACTCTTGCCGTTTCGTCCCGTGCCGTAAAGGAAGAATGCACATTGTTCAGCCGTTGATCCTGTCAGGCTGTAACCGACCGCCTTTTGAATGTAGCGAATAAGCTCCTTATCGCCTGCAAAAATATCGTCAAGGAATGCAAGCCAACGGGGACACTCTGCCGTTTGAGAACAGTCAACCGAAGTAATCTTTGTAAAATAATATTCGGGATTATGTGCCCTCACTTCACCGTTTTTAAGGTTAATTATTCCGCTTGGGGTATTTAATGCCATACGGTATTTATCCATTTGTGCCGGAAGTACGGGGATATGGTGTTCAACCTCGTTGAGCATTGCTTTTTTTGATTTGTTGGAACGGCTTGCTTTCATATGCTTTTCAAATGCTTTTGAAATATCTCCGCCGCTTTCCTCATCAGCCTGCAAGTATAGCTTTGCCTCGGCTTTCATAGCCTCAACGCTTTTGTCTGCCATTCGCAAAACAACCCCGATATTGTCAACACACCACTTCATAGAATTGTAGTAATACCACTTTTTCTCGGTGTAACAATACCTTACATTATCGCCGAATAAATCAACGAACCTGTCGGCATTACCCATATCGTCAAAGGTGTAGGCACGCATTTTTTCTTCGTTAACCGCTTGAACAGCCTTGCCCTCACCGATTGAAATTGAGTAATCGTTATGCTGTTTTGGGTTATAGGTCTGCGTACAGCCCGACACAGCCTTTTGCAGGGTTATAATGCCGTAGGTTGTACCCGACTGCTTTCTGTCCCACTTGTCACGCATCAATCCTGATTGTCTGAAAATCGAATCCATTTTGTCGGTATCGCAACCGCACCAGAACGCAAGCATATTGCAAAAAGCCATATCCGCCTCACTCTGTGACGAGTAAGCCGAAAAATCACCGCTGTATAAGGCTCTGAAAAGATTGCCGTTTTTGGCATTGCAGGCAGCCCTTACGATATCGTCAACCGTATTGAGATTAACCTCAATGTTACGGAGCTGTGGCTGTGGCTCTGTTGCCTTGCCGAGATATTTTGAATGTAACGGCTTTATGCTTTCGGTGCAATCGTTTATGTAGGCATATTCCGAGCAGTAGTCGCCCGTTACAACAAAGAATCTGCCGTTTTCGTACATTTCAAAACCGCCCGAATCATTCTTCGCCTTTCTTCTGCCCTCGGGAAGAGTTCCCTTGCAGATGATATGCACGCCTGTTTTACTCTGCGAAAATTCGGTGTAGCTCTGCAAAGTGTTCACAAACTCGCTGATTATGTTGTCAGCTCCGCCATTTTGGTAGTCCTGAATGTCATTCGGCATATCGTCAAGGTCAACACCGAAGAACGGTGAATTTGAGAACATAAAGCCTATGCCCGAATATTTGACGGATTCTCTGACTGCTGTTTCAAAATCTGACCAAGTGTCCGAGTTATTCGGCATTGCAAAGCCACCCGTTCTTGGATTTATCGGTTTCTTTGAAATTCCGCTGTGCGATTTCGGATCGGGATATGACTGCCAGCACACCCAGTTTTTGTAACCTTTCAATTCCTCGGGAACTGCAAAATATTTATTTTTATTTGGGTTAAAATTTGTAAAGCCCATTTTTTCACCTCCATATATAAGGAAAAACACGGTGAAAATTGCACTGTTTTATGCAATTCCCGAAGAATTTCTTTAAAATCAGAACGGCAAATCATCGTCAATCGGCATATCAACAAAGCCCTGATTTGCTGTCTGTGCAGGTGCATAACTCTGCTGTGGCTGTGCATAGGCTGTTGCCGTTGAACTCTGCGACTGCTTAAAAGTATGCTTTACTGTCGGATACTTAGTCAGATTGAGCCAGCTTACTCGCTCTTGCATTTTACCGTTGTATTCTTCGTGCTTAACGGTTACACGAACAGGCTTTTTCACAAGCTCACCGAGGAACTGTTCAAGACTGTCATAGTCCTTGCCGTCGGGAAGTCCTGCCGCCTTGCCGAGAGCCATAACCTGATTAAAGCCGTATCCGTTTACCTGCATATCGTTCTCGGTCGGTTCTCTGCGTTTCCACAAGGTATGAAAGATATAACTGTTTTTGTACCCCTGCTCAACATCGTTTCGGATAACGAACGAAATGTTCAGGCAGGTTTTTTCCTCGCCTTTTGAATTAGTGTAGTCACGCTCCTCTGCCTTTGCTATAAGACACTCATAATCACCCTCGGGCTTGAGTGAATCAGGCTGTGCCGCCTCGCTCCAATTTGCTTTAAATCCCATAATTTTACTCCTTTGTAATTAACTCTATCGCCTCATCGGCACTTCTGCATACTCCTGCAATAGCACCGTTGAGCCTCATTATTTGTATAAAATTTTTCTGCTTTTCGGTTGGTTTACCTTTGGGAGTTTTAACCTCGATAAAAACCGCCCTGCCGTCTGATTTTCTGACACCGAATAAATCCGAAAATCCGGGCGGAACTCCCGTGTTGAAATATCTTCCGTCCTTTGTAAAGCCTGCTCCCACATTGATACGGAAAATATCGCAGTACGGTGCAATTGCAATACGGATTTTGTTCTGAATTGCGTGTTCTTCTGTCAAGCTATCATACCTCTCTTTCGTGCCTGAAAATATGCCCAGCCTGTTTTGTAGCCGTGGCTTTTTGCGTATGCAAGCAAGTCCGCATAGCTGTGGCAATCGTCGGGTGTGCTGAAATCAAGCTTAAAGCCCTCAACCTTAATGAGCTTTGCGGTGGTATCGGTTTCAACGGTTCTTTCGGCTGTCGGGAAAACATAACCGCAATGTGGACACACGGCTTTCTGTCCTGCCGGCGGTGCTGAAAATGTAAAGAAACATTCGGGACATTGTCTGACCTTTTCCTCCTGCTCCTTTTCAACCTTTTTGACACTCTGCCTTTTGCGTTTTTCAAGCGTCCATTCTCTGTCATCGTCAGGCATTCCGTGCCTTGCGTAGTTGCCGACATGGTCAATGATTATCGCCCTTTTGTTTGGCTTATAGCGCATACATCGCATTGACTGTTGAATGTAAAGCGTAAGGCTGTGAGTAGGTCGGAGCAGAATCGTGCATTCGCAGTCAGGAACATCAAAGCCCTCTGAAATCAAATCCACATTGCAGAGGATTGTAATTTTGCCGTTTCTGAAATCGGCTATAATCTGTTCTCTCTGTGCCTTTGGAGTAGCTCCGTCAATATGCTCGGCTGAAATTCCTGCGTCACGGAATGCCTTCGCTGTTGCAAGACTGTGCTTTACCGAAGAACAGTAACAGACGGCTTTCTTACCGTCTGCAAGCTGTTTGTAATATTTGATAACATCACCGAATACCGTGTTTTTAATCATTGCCTTTTCAATATCCGCTGTTACATATTCGCCCATTTTAGTATGTAAACCCGTAAGGTCGGCGACACTCGGAGCGTAGTAGTCATACGGGGCAAGGCAGTTATGCTCAATGAGCCATTTTGTACTCACCCCGATTATGAGCTTGTCGTTGACATCGCCCAAACCGTCACCGTTTAATCGGACAGGTGTTGCGGTGACGCCAACCCTCGGAACATCTGAAAAATGTTCGTAAATGCGTTTGTAGCTTTGTGCAAGGCTGTGATGATTTTCGTCTGTGATGATAAGTGCGGGTTTTGGCAGTTTCTTCAATCTTCGTGTAAAGGTCTGCACCATACCGATTTGGCACAAATCCATAAGCACACCCCAGCGGACAAAGGTTCTGAATATTTGGTCAACAAGCTCTCTCCTGTGAACAAGGAACAGCACTCGTTTCCCGTTCCAAGTTGTTCGTCTTGCAATTTCTGCGACAATGCAGGACTTTCCGCCGCCGCAACCGAGAACTATACAGGGAGCTTTGTAACCCTCTCGCCAAGCCTGTCTTACCTGTTCAACAAGGTCATTCTGATACGGTCGAAGTTGCATTGTCTGCACCCTCTCTCTGCTTTTCCTGTTTCTTCTGCTTTATCAGCTTTGCAACACACTGCATACAGAGCTGTCTGCCGTAATTTTTTGTTGTGCCGTCAATGATCTGTTTAACGGTGCGTTTACCGTCCGAAAGTATCGGTGCTTTGCACTCATCACAATACTGTTCGGGTTGCATTGAATAGTATGTTCTCAATGCTTCATCAACAATTTTAAGGTCATTTGATATGTACATTGAATCAAACAAGCCTATCGGACTTTTACAGGTATCGTTACCGTCCGTTTGTGTTGCAAAAAGATACTTGCCGTCAACGACAACAGTTTTTAAAACCGTGGTAAACATTCCCTCGACCGAGATTTTTTCGTCAAGCAACTTGCCGATTGTTTTAGCTTTCTGTCTGCCGTTTTCGTCGGTTTCAATATGGCTGAGAAAATAAACAATCGTGTCATTCGGGAGAGTTTCAACCTCTTTCACAAGCTCCCAAAAATTTTTACCGATATCGGTAAACTTCTGAAAGCCTGTTTCCTTGGCTCTTCTCATATACTCGTTAGCCATGAGATACTGTGCGTCATCAACTGCAATCGACTTGCATTTCTGCTTTTTGATAAAGTCCTCAATATCAATGTAGTTATCGGAATTGATTGAAGAAGTAAATTTGGTTCTGAACGGAAGTGATTTTCCGTTCACATTTACAAGAGCAAGTTCATTTGCTTTGAAATTTCTTAAAGAGGCAGATTTTCCGCTGCCTGAATATCCTAAAACCAATACAGGTAATCCCATAAATAACACCTCACTTAATACTTAATGACTGCTTTGATTCCATATGGACGAAGGGGATTTCTTCGCCCTTTTTGCAGAGAGCCTTGACATCATTCTTTTTCACTTCGGGCATATTGTACTTTAAGAGGTGGTCAAGATTGTGTTCCTCCGCCCACTCAACAAATGAAATTTCATCATCAACAACAAGGCTCGGAGCGTTCTTTTTAAGCGACATAACCGCTCTCGGCATATCAATCTTCTGTCTGCCGAGTGCCTGCATTGACTTAAACAGATAGGTTTTAAGACTCTCCGCCTGTTTTTCTTTTTGTGACTGTCTTTTTGCAATTGCCGCCTTTTCGGCTTTAAGCATTTTAGCCTCGGCAAGAAGCTGTTTGTAGTAGATTGCAATGCTCTCGGCTTTTTCGTCAAATTCGCCCTCAATGCCCGTGAGAGTATCGAACCACGCTGTCAACATCTTGTTGCGGTATGCGTCCACATTGGCAATAATATTACCGTCATCATCAATCGGCATTCCGTCTGCATTCGTATCAGGTTCCCATTCGTTGATAGCGTCAAACTGATTAAATAAATCCGAGTACATCTCGGTAAGCTCATAAAGTTTCATTGTTGCTCCCCCTTAAAGATTTATGTTTTGTGTGGCAAGCGCCTCTATTAAATGTTCAACCTTGCCCTTGAAAAATTCCTTCTCCTGTGACTGCTTGGCAAAATCGAGCATACGGACAAAGCTGTCATATGCGATTGAAAAATAAGCCTTGAAAACATCCTTGTCATCCGATGAACCGTCAGCCGTCTGAACATTTTGCAGTCTTTCTTCGTACTCCTCTTTCTGTTTGCGAAGAGCCTCCTGCTTTTCGTCCTCAAGCTGTTTTCTGACGATTTTTTCATTATTGCGATACTCCGCTTCGAGCTCGTCATAATGCTTAATGTTCTCTCTTTCCAAAGCCTTAATCGTTTCGTTAAGTCTGCGTTCATTGTCGCTCGGCTCTGCAACGGCAACTTCGATAGGACGGCTTTCAAGCTCCTGAACTTTATTCGTCAGCTTGAAATTTTTGTTCTTTTCCTCTGCAAGCTGATTTTCAATATTGCGATAGCTTTCTTTTGAAGTGTCCGCCTGCTGCTTGTAATAGTCGGCGTCTTTCTTAGCGTTATTGAGCTGTCTGCAATAGTCAATGCTCTTGTCGGTTGCCTCCTGCTTTTCAGCTTTAAGGCTGTCAATTTCAGCCTTTAACTGCTTGACCGTTGTGTTTTCAAGGTCAAGTTTTTCGGCGATTTCAGCCTGTTCGGGTTCGCTTATGGTAGCGAGCAAAGCAAGTTTTGTAACACCTAAATGTAAACTCGAGTTTACATTTTGAGTGTTTATATTTTCGATTATCGAAATATACTTATGAGCCTGCATTCTGCTGAAACCTACCTCTGTTTCGCAATAGTCCTCAAAGTTCTGATATCCAAGCTCCTTGTACAGCTTGTTGTCACGCATTGTTTTAAGTCCGTTGCACATATCCCATATGTTTTGCTGTGCAAGGTTTGCGCTTACGATTATCTTCTGATGCAGTTCAATTGCCTGCCTATGCTGTTCGCTTACTGTTATTTCTGACATTTTTTATATCCTCCAAAAATTCAGCGTATTGCTTTTCAAATTTCTTGATTTCATCCGGCTTTTTAAATCCGCTGTCACGCTCATTTTTGTAACCGTGACACTGCATTATTTCCAATGTTTCGGGATTTACTTCAATCGTAAAAAACGGGATTTTCGGTTTATCTTTATGACGAATGAAAAGTATTATCGTGTCACCTCTTGCGTGCCGTCTTACATATCCGCCGACGCAATGCTGTAATATTCTGCCCTCTGCTATTATTTCTTCACCGCTTTTTGGGGCAAGCATTATAAGGCTTTCTGTGCTCATCAGCAACGGAGAAAGTGTCTTTGCCATTTTTGCAATCTGCTCCGTTTCTTCTTTGTTTGCATAGAAAGCAACCTTTTCAAGTGTTCTGTCGTGAGCTTCTTCAAGATGAGCCGGCATTATTTCTTCGATACCCTCGGGAAGTTTTTGGCAGTTATCAAGATAATCCTTCCACAGCATTACTCTCCGATTGTTTTTGCCGTACTTCAGAATCTGTCTGTATGTAAGGTTATTTTTGTGAAGTTCATCTACAGCATAGGTACCGAGCTTTGACAGCTTGCTTATGAACTCGCTTGCCATATGAATGGTCGGTTCTTCCTTTATCACACTGCGGTAAAGTTCAATTGCACTTGAATCATAATCTGCGAAAAAGTGCATATCCTCCTTACGACATCCGAGCATTTTAAGCAAGTTGGTTTCTTTCCAATGAATTTTATTGAGTGAAAGTTTGCCGTCAATCAAAAGCTCTGCAATATGCTCAAAACCGCCTTTAATCAGGTATTCTGCATTATTGTGCCTTACATATATGTTCAGCCATTTGAGAATCCCTTGAACTGTATATCTGTTTGAAAGCTCATCCGCACACGAATATCTAAGATTCGTATCGGTTATTACATTGAGATTTAAAAGTACGGTTGAGCCCCAGCCTGAATACAAGGTTTTTTCAGACGGACCCCAATACCACGCAAAACCTTGTGATGTAGAGGGGATAACTCCGTCTGTCTTCAGCGGATAAAATGATTTATCGTACCAGCGATATGCAAATCTTTGCATTGCGTGCTGTTCATATACATAAAGATATTCATCCGAAAAAGTATATCGGGGCGTCATTTCGACAGGATTTTCGTTGTAAATATCTTCCGAAAATCCCTGATAAGCCGTTACAAATCTGATGTACAGCCTGCCGTCAACAGCAAAGCAAAAACCAAACTTGCGACTTCTTTCAAGTTTTTTTCTGCCGTAGTGCAGGGCTTTTGCTTTTACGCTTTCCTTGCAATGACCGCAGACAAATTCCTGATTATGACAAAGTCGGAGCTGTTCGCCGATGTGCCAGCTTTGACAGCTTGTGCAGAAATAGTCGCAGGTTCTTTTGCTTTTATTTTCATAGAAAGCATACTGCGGAAAGTACATTGCTATCTGCTTTTCATGTTCATCTGTCAGGTCAGGAATCTTATTAAGCAGGCTGTCAGGATTTTTAATCATACCGACACCTACCAATCTATAAGATTGCCGAGGTCAAGAGTAACAGGATCTGTTTTCTGCTCTGCGACATTAGGTTCTTCAAGTTCGTATTCAGACATATGTATCTGCATTGTGAAAGTAACCTTTGCTCCGGGGAAAATCTTACCGACAATCTGCTGATACACATCAAGGTCGGAAACTGCAGCGGGAAGTTTCTTTCCCACTTCGTCAATCAGGTTTTCAAGGTTTTCTGCAGCCGTAACGGCTCTTGCAAATTCCTCGTTCTGCTCTGAAAATTCGCAGAGCATTTTCTTTACCGGCTCAAGAATTGCTTTAGATTTATGGTCTTTAAGATTTTTTTTGTTGCACAACTTGATTTTTTTTGTTGCAGAGGATATAATTGAATTAGGTTTATTGTTCTTTGTGCTTGTGGCATTCACAGTGTCACAGGCACTTTTTTTATTGCTCATTTCTTCACCCCCACACATTCAAAGCCGATTGTTTCGGGTTCTGATGATTCATAGGCTTTGAGCTTATTGCGAAGTGTACGGTTTTCGTTGCGATAACCGCTTGATGTCACCAGTTCAAGGGCGAGGTCTGCCCTTGCGTTTCTCAGCTCAATGCTGAGATGTCTGTTCTCTGCTCTGAGGTTTTCAATATCTTTGAGCAGTTTTCTTTTTGTCGGGTAATTTCTTAACCGCATTGTTAATGCTCCTTTATGTATTGTCTGATTTCTTCCTTATCAAATCGCCAAAGCTTTCCGATTTTGTGGGCAGGAAGAATGCCCCTTTGTGCAAGCCGTGTTGTGTAATCAACATTAAGTGCAAGCAACCGTGCCACATACGGCACATCAATTATCACCGGCACTTCATCCCAATTGATGATAGGTCTTTCTCTCGGCATATGTACACCTCCTATTTTTCGTTGGTAATTTTGTCTGAAACGATTTCGACTGTGTCAATAAGTTTAAGTTTTGCCATTTTCTCACCTGATTTCTGTTTTACCTATCTTGATTTCTACACCCAAAGCTGTTAAGAGCCTGTCGGCATTTTCAAGAGAAATGCTCTTTTTGCCTTTTTCCCAATACTGAATAGCTCTTTTGGTAAAGCCTGATTTCTTAGCAAGCTCACTTTGCGAAAAGCCTTTTTGTTTTCTACTTTCTCTCAAAAATTTGCTAAATTCTTTAATATGCATTGATTTCACAACCTTTTTATGTTATACTATATTTAGTGGTGAACCCCAATTCACTAACTATATATAGAAAGTGAGGTGAAATTAATATGAATCATTCATCACTTAAGAAAAGTTTAATAATAGCTATGTCTTGTGTTCCGGAAGTCGAATGTTTAGAAAAAAACGACTTGATATTAACAACTTCTGCTGGAATCATTTCAGGCAAATTACCTTCTGAGCAGGAAATAGACGATGAAAAATCTTTGTACGGCGTTTTATATAAGATTTGCAATAATACTAAAGAAGAATACTTAAAAAATATTTCTTCTACAGATTCCGAACCTGTAATTGTTGGTAATGATGGTTACATAATTTTAAAAGATGTAAAAATAAGGTCAACATCATCCAATACAATTACTCATATGCCCTTTATGGTTGTATTCTACGACCAAATCATCGGCGTTACTGTTGGAAATATTAACTGATGTTATTTTTGTTTGCTGACTTTGTACTTGCGATACAAGGTCAGCAATTTCTTTTGATGTACCTTTTACTGTTATTTCCACTTTATCTCACCTCCTCACGCTGTTTTCTGGGTGTTGCATAGTCCGTTTAATGGGACTGTGATTGTGGTATTATTGATTGTGTGGGTATTGGTTTAGTTATTAGCTTTATCACGCTTTAAGCGTAATTCAGAGCCAAAAAAAATAAAATCAATCGGGAAATCGTAAAGTTCACCGATTTTATGAACCATATCCCAGTCAGGAACATTAGCACCACTTTCGTAGTTTTGAAGAGTTCTTTCATTGATTTTAAGTCTTGAAGCGGCTTCTTTCTGCGAATATCCTGCATTTACTCTTGCCGCCGCAAGTGTGATTTTAGGATAATTAACTTTAGTGTTGAGCATTTCGTCACCTCCTTACAGCTCTAATAATATCACGCTAAAAGCGTAATGTCAAGCTAAAAACGAAATATTTTTAAAAATACCTTGATTTTTTTACGCTTTTAGTGTATGATTTAGATAAATAAAAGGTAGGTGTTCAATATGACAGATAACAGTGAAATGAACAAAAAGATATTCGCTAAAAATTTCAATTATTATCTTGCCATAAATAATAAAACTCAGGCTGATATTGTTTCAGACTTAAAAATCACAGCCTCAACAGTTTCAGACTGGGCAAATGCAAAGAAGTATCCACGAGTAGATAAAATGCAAATGCTTGCAGATTATTTTGGAATACTTAAATCGGATCTAACGGAAGAACACGCAACATCAAAACTTACTGATGATATAGAGCTTCAGGAATACCTTGAAGAACTCAAAAACAGAAGTGAAATGCGTATGCTGTTCAGCCTTGCAAAAGGTGCTACAAAAGAAGATGTTGAAAAAGCTGTTCGTATCATTGAGGCATTGCAAAAGGATGAATGATTATTGGGCGATATTTATATTAGAGGAATCGAACTGCCGCTGACTGTAAAAGGTGTTACTGTTGTGGATTCAGACGGTAATTTCAATGTTTACATAAATATTTTATTAAGTCATGCTGTTCAGCAAAAAGCAACAAAACACGAATTAAAACATATTAAATCAGAACATTTTTATGATTATGAGCCTGTTGTTTATAACGAACTTGAGGCTAATGCAATATGAATTAGGGTGATTGTA